CTAACGCACCGTGACCAGGTAAAATGGGTGACAACGGTGCTTACACAAAATCACCAGTAGCCAGCAAAAACGATATGGGCGGAACAACTGCTAATATCCTTAACGGCGGCACATCCTCTGAAACAAACGTAGTAGGAAAAGGCGGAACTGTACAAGGAAATGGACACCTTAATCAAACACCAAAGGACATGAATACAGGAAATATTAATGTTCCAGGTGGCAAAGCAGGTAAAAATACTTGGAAAAACAACTCAGCAGGACATGGTGCAGAACGCAAAGGCAAGCCTGAATCCGCTGACAAAGGCGCAGGAAGCCCACTGAACGGCGCTCCAAAGAGAGCGAAGTAATAAGGAATAAGGATGTCATTTTTAAGAGAGCACCTAACGTTCGATCAAGCAGAAGTTATCGTTGAGAACGCCAATGAAGGAAAAGACTTGTATATGAAAGGAATTTGTATACAAGGCGGAGTACGAAACGCAAATCAGCGAGTCTATCCTGTAAATGAAATTGGCAGGGCTGTCAGAACACTCAGCGAGCAGATTGCTGGAGGTTACAGTGTTCTTGGAGAAGTGGACCATCCCGAAGGCCTTACAGTCAATTTGGACCGTGTATCCCATATGCTTACAGAGATTTGGATGGACGGTTCAAATGGCTACGGCAAAATGAAGATTTTGCCGACACCGATGGGCCAACTTGTTAGAACGATGTTAGAAAATGGTGTAAAATTGGGCGTAAGCTCACGTGGATCAGGAAACGTATCTGAGGACGGCAACGGACAAGTAAGTGATTTTGAAATCATTACGATTGACGTTGTTGCTCAACCATCTGCTCCAGGTGCTTATCCAACACCAATATACGAACATTTGATGAATACAAAAGGCGGATACAAGGCACTAAAATTGGCAGAAGATAAACAGGCACAAAAATATTTAAAAGAATCACTGATTGATATAATCAGTAGACTCCAATAATAGGAGAAATTTATGTTGGATGCACTTAATACATTATTAGAAAACAATGTTATTTCAGAAAGTGTACGACTGGAAATTCAAGAAGCATGGGACAAGAAGATTAAAGAAAATCGACTTGAGGTAACAGCAACGCTTCGTGAAGAGTTTGCTCAAAAATATGAGCATGACAAAAATGTAATGGTAGAAGCAATTGACGAAATGGTATCAAACCGTTTAGACGCAGAGATGGCTGAATTAGCCGAGGACCGCAGACAGTTGATTGATGCTAAAGCCAAATACATTAAGAAAGTTCACGAAAGTAGCGGATTGCTGAAAGGCTTTGTTCAAGATCAATTGAAAAAGGAAGTAACAGAGTTACATTCTGATCAACGTGATATGGCAAAGAAGTTCCGTATGTTAGAAGAATTTGTTGTAGATTCATTGGCACAGGAAATTTCAGAGTTTCAGACTGACAAACGAGATTTAGCTAACACAAAGGTACGTTTGGTACGTGAAGCAAAATCAAAGTTTAATGAAATTAAAAAATCATTTGTTAAGGAAAACGCAGGCAAGGTTCAAGGTATAGTGAAACGAGTTCTTACAAAAGAAATTGGACAACTAAAAGAAGACATTGAAGTAGCTCGCAAGAATGATTTTGGGCGACGATTATTTGAAGCATTTTCATCTGAGTATGCTAACTCATACCTAAATGAAAAATCAGAGACTTCAAAGTTGATGAAAGTTGTAAAGATTAAGGAAAATCAGCTTACAGAAGCAAAAGTTCTTATTTCAAAACAACAAAAGGCGTTAACCTCTCGAGAGAAGCGTATTAAAAATATGGCTGAATCAGTAGAGCGAAACAAGATTATTGCAGATTTGGTTGATCCGTTGAATAAATCACAAAAATCCGTTATGGTAGATTTACTCGAATCAGTTCAAACAAATAGGCTACAAGCATCATTTGATAGGTACTTACCTACAGTATTAGATGATAAACAAGTAACTAACTCACAAAAGGCACAATTAAACGAAGGCAAAGAAATTACAGGCAATAAAGTAGATAAACAAACGACAGGTGCAAGAGATAATGTCATTGACATTCGTAGACTTGCAGGTATAAATTAAGGAGAAATTTAAATGTCAGAATTATTGAATAGTCGCTGGCAAGATACCAAAGGCGCTCTTTTGGAAGGCCTGCAAGGTACCAAAAAAAGTGTAATGGCGACAACATTGGAAAACACACGACGGTATTTGAACGAAAGTGCAACCGCTGGATCAACAGGTTCCGGTAACATTGCAACACTAAACCGCGTAATTCTTCCCGTTATTCGACGGGTCATGCCAACAGTTATCGCTAACGAAATTGTTGGAGTACAACCACTTACCGGTCCAGTTGGACAAATCCATACTCTACGTGTACGATATGCTGAGGCATTCGACAACGTAGCAGCTGGTGAAGAAGCACTGACACCATTCAAGATTGCTACGTCCTACTCTGGACAAGGCGTTGATCCTGATGGTAAGCCAGTCTCAACAGCTACCATGGAAGGTGTCCCAGGGCGCAAGATGTCAATTCAAATCTTGAAGCAAACCGTTGAAGCTAAGACACGTAAGCTCAGCGCTCGCTGGACATTTGAAGCGGCTCAAGACGCTCAAGCTATGCACGGACTAGACGTAGAAGCTGAAATTATGGCAGCTCTTGCACAAGAAATTACCGCTGAAATTGATCAAGAAGTTCTTCAATCATTGCGTGTATTGGCAGGACCAGCTTTATTGACATATGATCAAGCTAACGTCTCTGGTACAGCTACATTCGTTGGTGACGAGCATGCCGCTCTTGCTGTTATGATTAACAGAGTTGCTAACATCATCGCACAGCGAACACGACGTGGCGCTGGTAACTTTGCTGTCGTATCACCATTGGTATTGACAATCCTGCAAAGTGCTACAACCTCAGCATTCGCTCGCACAACAGAAGGAACATTCGAAGCTCCAACCAACACAAAGCTAGTTGGAACATTGAATAACTCCATGAAGATTTATGTTGACACATATGCAACAGACGACAGAGACATTCTTATTGGATACAAAGGTTCCAGCGAGAGTGATGCTGCCGCGTTCTACTGCCCATACATTCCATTGATGAGCAGCGGTGTCGTACTAGATCCAGCTACATTCGAGCCAGTCGTTAGCTTTATGACACGATACGGATACGTAGAGTTGACAAACACGGCTTCATCTTTAGGTAATGCTGCTGACTACTTGGGTAAAGTAGCAGTTGACAATACTGCAGTCCAATTTAGTTAATCACTATTTAGACTATTATGCGAAAAGGAGTTTTACTCCTTTTCGTATTCTTACGACTAAATATTACAAAGACAAATTAGGAGAACAAATGGCAATAGCATTTCCTGCAGGCGCAGTAGCTAACGATGTATACACAGAAGGACAACGTTCTTGGCGATACAACGGAATAACTTGGGAATCTATCAAAATAGCAGCAATCAATCATTCAGATACTGCTCCAGTAAATCCAGTAGATGGACAGATTTGGGTAGATACATCTAGTGGAAAAATGTATTACAGCCAATCAGATAATTGGATCCAACTAACCACAGCAGCTCATAAATAAAATGTTTCCAGCAGGCACCGTATTACCAAATAGATTTTCAGGCTTTGGAACTGTAGGGGATCACGGCATGTTTGGTGGTGGACGATCCGCTACAATCAATGAAGTTGTTACTATAGACTTAATATCCTTTTCGTCGGGTGGATCAGCAGCAAGTCATGGTGATTTATCAGAAGCTAGATGGAGACTTGACTGTGGATCAGATGGTGATAATGTAATGTTTGTTTCAGGAACAGCACCTAGTGGCACAAGTGATACACGGGATATGAAAACATTCTCATCAACAGCCACTGCGGTAGATCATGGTAATTTATCAGTAGCAAGATATAGGCCTTCAGCATCATCAAATGGTGCTGACATAATGGTTGGTGGTGGATTTGCCAGTGGAAGTATTCTTGATGTTGTTGATATAAGTTCCTTTACATCAACAGCC